CCAAGTTCCGGATAGATGATATACCATGCTGTATCACTTCCACCAAAAGCGGCCGCTAACCATCTCCATTCTACTGGTCTGTATCTACCAGCAAATCTGTTGATGTCTCTAACAGTAACATCTGGTCTTTCATTGGCTCTATCGTCAAGCACTCTCGCTACCGCACCTCTTAATGCAGGTGGGTAAAGAAGAATAGGATCTTCTGAAGGGTTAATAGGTATCCCTGTAGAAGCGATAAGATTATCCGTAATCTCTGTTTCTGCTAATTCCAAGTTGTCATGTGAAAACGCACCACTTAACAAGTTGTCATAAGTAGTCCCAGTTTCATCTCTGTTCTTCGGATGATCTGTATCCCAAATATATTCCCCATCAGGAGACAAAGCAGTTGTGAAACCGTCTACCAGAAAGTTTGCAAGAGCTTTTTCTGATTCAGCTACACAACCTGTACCCATACTTACTGCTCTACCGATTTTGTCAATCAAAGCATATTCATCTTGATCTACTGCTTCAAAAGTAACTTTGAATTTCTGCCACACTTTAGTAGGTGTGATAGTTTTCGGGTATCCCAACACTGGATCAGCATATCCACCGCTTGCCCCTTCTGTCGCACTCACCCAGTAACCTAACTGGGAAAGTTCGTCATATTTCCATTCTTTAGTCGGATCTACTATCGCATCAAATACGATTTCACCGACCTTTGGTGCTTTATCATACGATTCCAACATAAATTTATCATATATTGGTGTATAAAGTTGTGCTACATTACTTCTCTGCGTACTCATAATATCCTCCCATACTTACTGATTATTAAAATTATACAATTAAATGCCATACTTTAGGATGCATCAGGGAAAGCTATAAATCTACCTATAGCAAAACCGAATGTTTCTACAGCAATAGCTTCATCGCTAATATCGATTTCTTCTACCATGAAACCACATTTAGCTGTTACTGCCGATGCTACTGTTATACCAAATCCACCAGTTGTACCACTTAAATTGTATACATTACCAACATGAGTTGCTTGTGCTAATACTGCATCAGCCTGACATGGACACATATAACGGACATTGAAGTCTGTCATAGGTATACATTGACAATCAACTACACCATCTGCTGATGCTTCATCCGCAGTATTCTCACTAACTGCGATATACACATTAACATCCGTAGCCGCAAGTGTAGTTTCTAACGCAATGAACCCAGAACTCAATGTTACCAAGTCACCTTTTGCTATAGCTACACCACTCGTTACTGGTAAACTTACTGTTTCGTAATAATCACCAATAGGTCGGAAACCCTGTTTGTAATCTCCGTATTTATTCTTACTTAATGTTCTACCCATTTTAGTCCTCCTAATTTATTGGATACTTTATTCCTTGAGGGATGTCCCTCTTATCTCTCTCACCATGTTTCCAACCACAATCAGGACAGGGTATAGGTTTATCTTCGCTTTTGAGATACTCTATCGGTGTATGACATTGCCCACAAAGATAATATCTCCATTTACGCTCATTTATTAGTTTCATGCTCATAAACACCTGATCCCGGTATAGTCTTTCGCCTCTCTACTGCGTCTGCATGATCGGATTCGGTCATACTATAACCTCTCTTCTTCATCTTCTTCAGTTCTTTGGCTAATTCTGGATTGTGATTTTCTTCGTTTCTCACTTGATTTCCTCCTCTTGCTCTAGAACCAACACCAGCTCCTACAGGTTCACCCCTTAACTCTTTTGCTTTAACAAGATCTTCCAGTTCTGCGATACGAGCCAATAAATCATCTGACCCACCATCATCTTTACTATTCAATCGGCCAAGCATCTCTTTCTCAAATCTTTCAGGTGCATCCGGATGTATACTTATACTTTCCATATACTTCTTGTCACCTGCAAGTTGAAAAAAGACTTTTACTTTAGGGTTCTCTTCTCCCATTATGGTATACGCTTCTTTATCTGTCTTACCTTCAGCAATTAATTCAGCTTGTCTAGCTTTCAGCGTGACGATCTTTATATCTGGGTGTCTCGCTTCAAGCCTTATCCGAGATATTTCCTGTTTACCAATGATTTCCGATGCCTTATTGCTCAACTCAACATCTTTTGTAGCCTTGATCTTATCATGTTTTCTTCGATCATACCTACCATTAAGCCAATCGTTAGCTTCACCATAATCATCAACTAACCATTCATCAATATCTTCTTTAGACATCTCTCGCCTTTGCTCTCTAGGTAATCCAACATCTTCTTGCATATACGTTGAGATTCTTTCAGTTTCCTGTTGTTTCAATGTCGCTTCTAAACTATCCGAGGAAGGTCTATTGTTCTTTTCCTCTCTAGTTCTAGCATTGGCTTCTATCTCTGCCAATTTCTGTTCATACTCTGCATCACGCTTTGTCTGCCCTTCAGTAAGTGCCTTTACTTGAGAGGCTAATTCCGCTATACGTCTCTCTGCACCTGTATTGCGTTTCTTCTTAACCTCTGCTTTCTTGGCTTTACTGTCATCATCCAACTCGCTATCATCTGTATCAACAAGTTTTATCTCTTCTTCAGTAAGTTGATCGTCTTTATCCTCGTCTTGCTCACTGTCCTTCGGAGTCCCATCTTCATTAAGAGATGGTTTATCATCTTTATCATCACTATCCGCAGGTTTATCATCGGCTGACGTATCCGATCCTTCCTGTGTAAGGTTCTCGTCAAGTTCAATCTCGTTTTCTTTAGCGAAATCTTTTGCTATAGTCTCCGGATCACTAGCTTTTTTAAACATATTAAACATTATTGCTCCTTCATACCGCTATTATGCCCGGTAAGTGGCAGTTTGTTATTTCAAATCTTCAAGTTCTTGCTCTAAATCAGCTATTTTTAGTTCTGCATTGGCTATCTGTTTCTTATTCTTGCCTATTTGCATCTTAACTGGTCTTTGTTCACCAGCTACAGTATCTTCTAACTCTTTGGCTAACCTTTCGCTTGTAGCCGTTAATGTCTGTATAAGCTGTTTCTGTTGTACCAACCTATCCTTAATTTCTTGAACATCTACATTTACTTCTGGCACTATAGTTTCAGCCATAGCTTTAGCATACGCCTCATCTGCTTTCAGTCTAGCAAGTTTCTGTCTCTTATTAACTGCTAACTGTGCATCTTTTGACCTATACAAAGCCGCAGGATCTTCCTGTTTCCTCACTATAGGTGGTAAATCTTTCTTCTTTTTGATCTCTCTTAAATCCTGTGCCATACCCTTTCCTCCTAGTTTTTGTTAATAAACTTATCTGTTAGAACTTTCTTTCTATCCCTAAATCCCTTTAACTGTTTTCTTATATCACCAATAATAGCTTCAGTACAACTCGCTTCATCAAACCTCTTCTCATGGACTTGTCTTAATACCTTTTCAGATAACTGTAATATCCTACCCTCAAGAAACTTTGTCCATGTATACCATTCATCACCTTTCATTAAATGTGCTATATCTAGATATTCTTGGTACTCTGATTCTTGACTCATATGGCTATATCTCCTTCAGGTGCTACGTTCTGACCTTGACCCATGCCTTGACCCTGATCACCCATCATCTGTCTACCCTGACCCATTGGCTGTTGTCCTTGACCTTCTTCCTGTGGTGTTGCCGCCCTTTCTATGTTCTTTGTTGCACTCATTGCTACCTGATTTGCCATCTGTTCTGTTTTCTTCTGACTAGCAAATGCCATCATGTTTCTATATGTAGCAAAGATATGTGCATCAAATGTTCCTCTGTACTCTTCAGGTATCTCGTTATATCTCTCTTCTTTCTGTTTCATGTGTCCGGCATAATGTTCCATTACTAATGGTGTTACGCCTTCAGGTGGAGGATTAAATGAATCACCTTGTTTCATCTTGGTGAACTCTTCAGCTACCTCTTTGCTCTGTCCCTGTACTTCTTTAGGTTGTTCTGGCATATAATCTTCTACATTCTGATATCCCATTTTCTTTAGAGCATCTGCTGTCATTATCCAACTACCTCTAGGATTAAGTTCAGGATGAAACCATAGGCTGTTCTGACTTAACTGTAGTCCCCACATAGCTACTTTCTGCTCATATGCTTTGCTACCATGTGTGATATCCGGAACCATAGCAGTATCATATAGACCTCTTAAATCGTCTATACTCAAGTTCTTGAACAGTTTCTTGCCATCTTCACCTAATACTCGCTCTCCTAACCCTGTAGGAGCGTTATCCTGATACAATTCAAGCCACATATTAACTGCCATACAGATATCTATCATAATACGTTTTACCCATAATCCAAACTTGGTATCGCTCTTCTCATCAACTATAGCGTCATGTGTAGCTGTTTGTTTCTTTGCATCTGATGTTAAGAAATAACTTGCCGCACCTGTTAATCTCTCTACCATAGCCAATAAGAAATCTTTATCCTGATAACTCCATGCTAATGATCTTGACATGTTCGGGAAGAATATCTTATCTTTAATGTTTTCTGCATCACAATCAAGTAACTTACCCGGTTCGATCTCATGTGTTGCACCTGCCATGCCTAGTTCTGATAGATTCGCTATACCCCAAGGAAGATTCTCTACTGTTTGATAGTCGCTTGTTTGGTTATAGTTGTTATTTAAAGCGTTTACAAGACTCGCTATCAACATCACAAGACTTCCACCACGCAACATTCCCGGTGTTGGTCTTAACGCTCCACCGACATAAGGTATTTTACCACTACGGTTTAGCTTCCTTACAGGTTTACCATACAAGAAAGTCTCGCTTATAGGCTCTATCAACATCTGATACTTTTCTCGTTTGCCATCTTTCTCATATTCACCATGCCACAAATAAAGATCTATTATAGTATTAGACAGGTTCTCGCTATCTACCTCTGATAGCTTGGTTAAATCAAGTTTCTTGTGTCTTATATCATCTTCTGATATCTGATTGATATTAGTCTCAAATAGCTTACGCATATCTTTCTCATTGAAATTCTCTAGCATACCCATATCATCCATATCTTTAAGATCGTTGAATGTAAGGTGCATTACTTCGATAAAGAATGGTAGTTTTTGTATATCTTTACCATAACTAGGGATAAGGATATCGTCTATATTACTCATGTTCTGGATAACACCACGCTCTGTACGGTGATTCTCTGGCTTTATTTCATACCCAATAACTACATTTTCTTTGTTCTTGGAGTATACTGGTATGCGTTTATCAAGCCATTGGTACTTAACTTCCCAATATATCTTAAAACAACTGAACCCATGTCCGGTACGATTCTGTATGAAATCGTCTACTTCAGGGAAGAAATTAGCTTCACTTGCACCTAATCCCCATTTGGTGAACTTTGATATGTTATCTTTGTTGTCTACATCACCTGCTTCAGTAGCTACAAAGTGTATAGATGTTGGGTTATAGCATGTAGAAAGTAATGTAGCCTGAAATATGTCCATAATTCCGGGCAATAAGTTCAAGTTGCGGTCACTCATCCATTCACGTTTTGATAGATTCTCGATTACTGAAGGCTTCTCACCATGTATATGTTGCAGTTCTTTTTCTTTGATCTTGAGCCATTCTTCTTGAGCTTCGTACCCTGTCTCAACGTCTTTGAGTACCATCTCAAAGATACGTTTACCCTCTTCCGGAGAGAACTTATCTGATTGTAGATCAGGCTCTTCTCTCGCCCCCATAGTCTCTTGAGCTAACAACTCATCGTCATTCAACTCCATCTTTGTTTCTTTTTTCTTCTGTCTCTTATCACCCATTATATCCTCCAAATAAAAAAACCAGAATCCAAACAATCTCTTGTTGAACTCTGGCTCTCGGTAGCTCTAGGCTATCAGGCTCTCTGGTTCTTATTTATTCCTACTCATAATGATACGAAACCTTCTTACACTTCCGGCACCTGATTTCTACTGTAGCCTTCTGAATATCAGCCTTGAATAACAATATGTTACACACCGGACACCGATATTCTTTTAATAAAGGCTTATTCTCCATTCTGTATCCTCTTCTGGACTTTAGTGAGTTGTTCTTGTGCCGCTTGTAGGTCAGTTATCTTATGTGTATGATATTCAGCTACTATATGTTTCTCTTTTAACTTGACTTTCTTTTCAAATTCTGATCGTTGTTTCATTTCTTCCCTATGAAATTACGGAATTGTTTCTTGTTGAATTGATCTGTAGTGTTTTTTATTAGTTTTGATGTTTCCTGTGCTTTCATCTTTCGGTGGTATAACATCTCTTGAGTTTTCTCTTTAAGTGTCTCCACTGAACCCCGTAGCATTATCTCACTGTGATGTCCACCGATAAACGTCATTGGTGGCTGATCCGCTTCATCATTGACTTTCACGGCAACGATCAGTTCTGATAAATGTATGAATTGGTCTGGATCTTTCTCGAACATCTCTTGCTTGGTGAGCTTCTCTTCTGACATGATTCTCCTTTTTTGACATTGGTTTGCCTTGTTCTGTCTATACTATAGTATTAACACATTATAGCTTTAAATCAAGTCTTAAATATGCCTATGATGGTGAAGACAGTAAAGAACAATAATGGTATTGCACATATCCACATGAGTATATTCATATTACTCCTCAATCATTTCTTTGTGTATCTCGTACCAGTTCCTATCCATCCATTTCAATAGCTTGCATACCGGATGATGTATCCATCTGCAATAACTACATCGGCATAGATACCATTTGGTTTTATCCATCAATACACCTTCTCTGCTTTAACATCTACTATAGCGTTTCGTGGATCTATATATACTGGATTGCTTACTGCAAGGTATCTAGTACAATCTGCATAGTCTTTATACTTCTCTTTAGGCTTAACCGAGTCCTTTACATCACCTGATCCGGTAATAAGATCACCATGACTATACCTTGCCAAGTGTCTCTGCGTGTTCGTACAATGCTCTGCTATGAGCATTTCAGGCTGAATTACTATCTCTCCACCTCTCTCTGCCCAGTGTAATGCCTTCTTAACGGCTAAATGTCCTGTCCGATGGTCATCTATAGCGTCTATGAACGCACCCTTACGACCTGATTTATACCCCAATAGTGCCATTTGTTTCTTGACCGTACTCTTACTCTGACCTTGTACACGAACTGCAAGAGTTACCGTTGAGTTGCCGAAGTTAGGGTCTATTATTCTTTTGTGTACCCTCTTGCCAAACACATCGAGTAACCCCGCTTCTACTTCTTGAATGACTTCATCATAGTCTGCGTAGGTCTTATCATCAAACTCTATCTCATTGAAATTCTTGCCAAATGGGTATTCCCAAACACAATACTTCTTACCAGTAGAATGTACTGCCCACCATTGCATTGCCCAGGGTTTACGATCATGAGGATCAAGCACATGGTATAGCGTAACCTTTGTATCAGGGATATCAGCCCATTTAACTACATGTACGTCTGTATTGTATCTTGGATAGATTCGTGCCGCTACACCTGCTGGAATACCATATAACCTTGACTTGGTTTCTTGCTTATCCATAAACAAGGCTTCTTCTTGTACCCTACCCTGATTGATATACTGATTCTCTGTTGTCCATAGAAAATAGAACATCACGCCTTTCTTTTCAGCGATTCTAGGCAACTCTTCGTTATCTAATAGTGGAGCTTTCTCTGTTTTAATGTGATTTGCACCCTCATATAACTCTAATAGAAGGTCTGTCATGCCCCGGAGCGAGGTCATTGAGAACAATAACTCACCATCTCTATCCAATAACCGCATCCTTTCTTCCTTGTAGATGTCGTATGGTGGCTCTTCATCGTTCACTATCCCATCAACATCGTCACCCTGAAAGGCTTCTCTACCCTGTGCATACGTCATAAACCTGATAAAACTACCATTAGGGAAGATGATTTTCATGTTAGTAAAGCCTGTAACAGCGTTCCAACGACAGTATTTCATGCCTGTCTTGGGTAGTAACGACCATACTTTAGTTTGCAGAATATTGACACTATCTTGGTAGGTTTCTGATACCATCCACCATTTCTGGTTAGGTTTGGCAATACATTTCTCAATAACATATTTAGATATACATTCGGATTTACCTGATCTGTTCCCTCCATATAAGCATTTGACTTTAGCCAAGCATATCCGGAACAACTCTTGCACTGGCATTAGTCTACAATATTTAAGTGGATTCACTCTCTTGCGATAGGTTCGCTCTAGCAGTAGTCTAGCGTATTCTCTTCTCTCATTTAGTATTGTTTTCATGTTTGGCTATTAATATTTCAAGTTCATCGTTGTCTAGCTCTATGAGATCTAATCTTTCTTCTATGACCTGATGGATATCCTGTTTATCTTTCCAACCCATATTCTTTAAAGCGAAAATGATCCCAGTTACATTGTTTTCTTGAAGCAATAATTCGTATTCTCCCTCTATAAAATATTTAGCCTTTCTTACAATGCAAGAAAATTCATCTTTTCTATCTATATAATCTTTTAATGATTGTCTATCCTCAAAGCCTAGAAAGTATCCTAGCTTTCCTACGGCAAACTTCTTGCTAGTTTCAAAATATTCATCTATTTTAGCTTGAAGCTCTTCTGGAGTTTTGTACTTGCGTGGTCTGCCTACCGGATTTGGTTCAGGTAATTCTTCTGCCTTTTTATTTTTCTTGGTTTGTTTTGTCATCTTACTATAGTTATAACATATTATTAGGTTTTATCAAGTTGCTTATAATTACTATACTCACCTTTCCACTTTATACATGTATCACATTTGATACCCTTATTGGCACATTGCTTAACGCATTGGCTCTTATAGCTGGATTTGGTCTTGTAGCTCATTTATCCCCCTATCAATCTGTTTATTTGTCATAACCCCTCCTATGCTTTTGATATAATATCCTTATTCTTGAGTATAACGAAATCTCTGCCTTTAAACTTGAATTGACTCCCGGCATACTTTTTAATAAACACTACGTTCCCGGTACTAACATGAAACTTAATCTCTTTACCCTTGCGATCTATCTCCGGAATACCCGTAGCCAAAACCTTAACTCTGTCCGGAATGACCTTCTTATTGTTCTCTGCTAAATATAACCCACTTTTAGTTTGGGTTTCTTTGTCTATAACTTCACCTAATATTTTACCTCTGGTTGGTCTGATCATACTATCACCCCCATGACATGTCGACTATCTAATCTCAAATACTCTTCTTCTTCATGCGTGAACTTGAATCCCTCGTTTCTGAAGTAGATAAGTTTATCCCCGATTTTAACATCAAACTTAAATTCAGATCCAATACTCATAACCTCACCATAGAAATCAGCACCTTGAGCTTGTGCTTTCTCGGGAATATATATACTCCCGATTTTATCTTTATGGTGTAACTTAATTATTACGCTATCCCCTATTGCTTGCATTTTTCTCCTTTTTGACCAATCTTTTTAACTTATATATGATTTTTTCTTCTATCTGGCGAGTACGCTCTCTTGTTATCCCAAACTGTTTACCAATAACTGATAATATCTTTCCAGAAGCTCTCTGACGAATGATATCCTTATCTCTTGGAGTTGCCTTCACTTTGCGAATAAGTGTCTCTAAATCGTACTTGACAAGGTTGAGCGAGTCTTGTATTGGTGTAGTCACCATATCATGGAATGTATCGCATTCTTCTTGGCATATTGGAGCATCAAGCGAAATTACACTAGCATTATCATATAAAGATACAATTCTCTCTTCTTTAGCTGTCAGTTTGAGATTTTTATACTGTTTCTTCCAGATCTGTCTCATACTATCCGTTATATATGATGGAACATGTATTAGTTTCTGGTTTGTTGTGATGTACCGATTGATCCTCTGCTTAATATGAATTATTGCCCATGTGGAGAAAGCCGTTCTTTTCAAGGGATCAAATGTCTGAACTGCATTAATGAGTCCAATTGTACCCTCTTGGAACAAATCTTTAAAGGTTAACATCTCCGGATTAAGTTTATATCGTTTAGCATATTTGATTATCAACTTACAATTGCACTTAACTATCCGATTTTGTGCTTCACTGTCACCATCTTGAGCTTTTGCTATTAACTTCCTTATCTGTTTTTTTGACAAACACTTGATATTATCCGAATTTAGTTTATGTAGCAATGGTAACATACTCCCCCTTTAAGCCTCTTGAAATTTTATTATTGTTCTCTTTATGCTCAAACCTAACATGTATCCCCAACTTCTTTTCCACATCTTTAATATCTTTACCCCAGATAGTCATGGTGCAGATAGGGCATTTAGTTGAACCTTTGTATTCGCTCATTCTGCTCCTTCACAGTTTTCCGAACCTTCTTCTTGGGTTCGCAAATTCTCTATATCTTGTAATCTATCTGTATTCCAATTACCTTTTTTATATATGGGTTTTTCTTTACACTCATCGGTGTTGACTTCTACACCTTCGT